ATACAGTTATTGTTGAGAGCATAATAAAACCGCCTGCTTACGCGATATTACGTAAACAAGCGGTTTTCGCTTTGGCGGAGAAGGAGGGATTCGAACCCTCGATGAGCTATTAACCCATACACGAGTTCCAGTCGTGCGCCATAAACCGGGCTAGGCGACTTCTCCATCGGTTTTTGTTCTCTTGTGTTTCTCACAGCTTAATTATTATAGCATATCAAGATACATTTGTCAAGTACTTTTTCAAAAAAAAAATTGTTTTTTTAAAATTATTTTTGAAAGGTAAAAGCATGTTACTTCAGATGCAACTGAAAAGTAGAAAATTCGGGGAAAATAATGAACCAGTGTTGTCGGGTAAAGTTTGACAAATGCCATGCGATGTTGTATAATTAATAAAAATGTGCTCTTGAATGATGCGAAGAATTGAGGAGGTTTGTCGGTTGCTCTGGGTGGTTTTGTTTGCCGTGGCTGGTATCGGTGCTTTGCTGGCGTTGATATATCTGATTACCAGATTTCATAAATTCGGCTTTATGCAGAAGCTTGCAGAAAAGCGAAAATGGCTCTCGTGGGGGCTGGCGGCTTTGCCTGTGGCAGGGCTTGTGGTGGTCACGCTGAAAAATATGTACATCGGCATAATCGTAATTCTCCATCTTGCGCTTATTTGGTCTTTGTGTGATCTTGTGACTTTCATTCACCGTAAGCGCAGACACAGTTGGTCGTCGCGCTATGTGACCGGTGTTTTGGCTATGCTGATAACGGCTGTCTATCTTGGTGCTGGCTGGTTTTTCGCACACCATGTTTTTGAAACTGACTACCGTCTTAAAACAAAAAAGCATTTAGACAGTTCGCCGCTTCGGGTGGCGATGTTTGCCGATTCTCATTTGGGGATTACTCTTGATGGTAAAGAATTTGCCGAACAGATGAAGCGGATAGATGAACAGTCGCCGGATGTGGTCATTATCGCCGGCGATTTCGTTGACGACGATTCAAAACGTGACGACATGGTACGTGCCTGCAAAGCGCTGGGCGAAATGAAAGCGAAGTATGGTGTGATATATGTGGATGGCAATCATGACAAGGGTTATGGTAACGGCAGAGATTTCACGATAGATGAACTTTATGCCGAACTGGAAAAGAACGGCGTTAAGATACTTCATGACGAAGTTTTTGAGGTCGGTGATGTGAATTTCATCGGCAGGAAAGATCACCATGATGATAGCAGACTATCTGCGAAACAGCTGATGGAATTCGCTGATGATGAAAAGTACACTATTATAATAGACCATCAGCCCCGTGACTATGAAGCTGAAGCCGCGGCGGGTGCTGACCTTGTGCTTTCAGGACACACTCACGGCGGACACATTTTCCCCTCTGGCTTTGTGGGATTGGCTATGGGTTTCAATGACAATATCTATGGCAAGAAAGTCTGCGGGGATACTACTTTTATCGTTACCTCGGGGATTTCTGGGTGGGCTATACCTTTTAAAACAGGGTGTATTTCGGAGTATGTTATAATTGATGTTTATGATCGATGA